CCAGGTGCGTATCGAGGCCGATGACGAGTTCGTGACCCTCGTCGACTGCGCGGGCTTCGTCGATGGCCGCTCGTACAAGATCCCACGGCTGCCGACCGACGAGCAGTTCCTCGACATCCCGAAGATGATCTCGCGATCCCATTTCTCCGCACCCGTGTTGATCGAGGAGCTCGCCGTCGACGGCCCGCGGTTCGCTCGATTCGCTGTTGCAGCCTCCGCCTACCTGAAGCCGTTGCTGCTCGAATCCCACACAGGGTTCCGCTCGTTGCTGATCCGTGCGGGGGAGTCGTTCCTGGGGTTGCTGATGCCCCTCAACATCGGCGAAGAAGACGCGGCCCGGAACAAAGAGTGGTCGGTGGCATGGTCATCCCGCCTCCCTGAGCCCGCGTACAGCAGCAACAACCACGATGAGGCGGCGAGCTGAATGAACGACCTACACACTTTGACAACGACGCCGGACTTCTACGGCTTCTACGCCGCCATGGAATCCCCGGAGGTCACCAGCGACATGAGAGTGATCATCACCTGCCGAGGCATCGGCGAACCGTACGGCACCAACAGTCTGTCCGCCGTCACAAAGAACCTCGACCCCAAGAAGTACGTCATCATCGAACTGGTCTGGTCGGCCGACTTCGGGCCCGTGCCCCGCTGGAACGGGAATAGCTTCACCACCAACGTCATGCACGCCGAACAGGCGTTGCTCGATCTGATTCGCAAGTTCCCCGGCGCGATCCTGCTCGGCTACTCCGGTGGCGCAGAAGTTGCCGGCAACGTCGCCGCCCAGATAGGCGAAGGCTTGCAGCCGGGACTGACTATCCGCGCCGTCGTTCTCATCTCCGACCCGTCCCGCCACAAGAGCCAGATCATCGGCGTCAACCGCGGCGGCCAAGGCATCCTCGGTGGCCGGTACATCAAGTCCGACCGGTTCCAGGTGCTGCAGTTCTCCGCACCCGGCGACCCCATCTCGGAACTCCCCGAAGGTAACGCCCTCGCAGACCTCGCGCAGCTGATCACCAGCCTGTCACTCGTCGACGTACCGGCGTGGATGGAAGACCTCCGCCGCAAAGCACTCAAAGGTGCACTCCAAATCTGGAAGAGATCCGGCGTCGACTGGTGGAACGCATACAAGTGGTCACTCGGCTACACCGCCCACGGCCGCCACACCTGCTACCTGCACGAGAAGATGCAGGGCGAGTCGGTCACCTATGCCGAGCGCGCAGCGTCGATGATCGCCGGTGTCCGATGACCTGGCCGGTGACGCACGTGTACCGCAGCACCGCAACCGATCTCGTCCAAGCGCTCACTGTGGCGGCGAAGCGGCGTGAGAACTTCAAGTCCGAGTGCGACGACTGGGCCGATACCTACCCGATGGATTCTGTGGACCGCGATTATCAGGTCCGATACGACGGCGTCACCCTGGACCGCTGGTTCGCGGGATTCGAGTACGCAGAAGGTGACGACACCCGATACCGACGCAAGGCCGCCGAGGCACCGCACCCGGGATGGAAGTTCAACCGCCGTATCGGATGCTGGGTAGCTGACCCGCGTACCGAAGCAGGTAAAGCGCTCGGCCGGTCGATGCCCTATGTGAAGGGACCGGCGTCGATTGCAGAGAAGATCACCGGTCTGCCCACCATGATCACCGTCGGCGAAACCGGTGACGGCGGCTTCTCGTGCACGTCAGCGTTCATCACAGTCGCGGACGGCGTCGTCAGTGCGGCATGCCCCGGCGACCCATTCGATAAGCGCGGTCCAAATCCCAGGGGTCAATTCGCGAACTACTGGACACCCGTGAAGCTGTCCGACTACTACGCCGAACAGGGGCTCTGATTCGGATGAAGGCACTGACTGTTCAGCAACCGTGGGCATGGGCGATCATCGACGGCGGCAAGACCATCGAGAACCGTACTCAGAACTGGAAGTACCGCGGACCCCTGGCAATTCATGCAGGCAACCGCTGGTCCGAACGCGGAGAGCGATCGCCACTCGTCAAGGCTGAGTACCGAAAGATGATGACGGAGCTCGCCCCGCCACAGCCCCTCGTTGGGTGGGAGTTCGGCGGCAAGATGGTTCGCTGGCCGTTCCGTACGGGCGCGATCATCGGCATCGTGAACCTCGTCGATGTGCACCCCGAAGCTGGGTGCTGCAAGCCGTGGGGCGAGGCCTCGTACCCTGACCCCACCGGCAAAGAACGCCGCCAGATCGTGCACCTGGTCCTCGACAACGTCACCCCGTTAGCCGAACCGATCGAATGCGTTGGCGCGCTCGGGCTGTGGACGCCGAAGCGGGAAATCGTCGATCACCTCGCCGAATGCTGCCTACAGTGCGGCAACCCACGTAGCTGCGGCGTCGGAAACTGCACCAACGACAGAAACCGTCCCCACTGTTACGCGGGCAATGAGCGACCGGCGGACCTCTCGTGACAATCGTTTACCGCGACGACGCGGTCACCCTCCACCATGGCGATGTTCTCGACGTCCTTCGCACGCTCCCTGACAACTCAGTCGACTCCGTTGTAACGGATCCGCCGTACGGCATTGCGTTCATGGGCAAACAGTGGGACCAGCCAGGGGAGTTCAGTTCGACCCGGAAGAACGGGTCGCCGGGTGTACACCGCCGCGCCGCTGACCGTCCAGACGAGAAGATCGGTGATACCGGCGCGATGGACGCAGGCACGTATGACCTCTCGCCCAGTGCGATGAAGAACTTCCAGAACTGGTGCGAGGCATGGGCAACCGAATGCCTCCGCGTCCTGAAGCCTGGCGGGTACATCGTCTCGTTCGGTGGCTCGCGCACCTGGCACCGGCTCGCGTCGGCTGTCGAGGACTCCGGGTTCGAGATTCGCGACTCGATCGCCTGGCTGTACGGATCCGGGTTCCCGAAGTCGGTCGACGTCGCGAAGGCGATCACCGGTACACAGCTTGGCTACGGCTCGAACTCAGGCGCTATCCGCCGCGCCACCATGGGCGCGGACTACGTCGAATCTGGCCGCCAGGGCAACCGAGACGGCGCAGGACGCCGCGACACGGGGTTGCTGGACCAGGAGCTCGAATTGACCGCTGACGCGCTGCCATGGCAGGGCTGGGGAACCGCGCTCAAACCGGCCTTCGAGCCAATCGTTGTCGGCCGCAAACCATTGAGCGGCACCGTGCCGGCGAACGTACTCGCGCACGGCACCGGAGCACTAAATATCGACGGCTGCCGCATCGATGGCCGCGAGCGCACCGAGTACGGACTGTCATCCGCCAGCAGGTCGTTCGGGTCGACGTACGGTACCCCGTCGCCGGCCGCCGACTTCGACTCCAACAAGGGACGATGGCCGACGAATGTTCTGCTCGACGGAACTCAGGCCGGTGCGCTCGATTCGCAGAGTGGTGTAAGTACGAGCCGTGCGGCCGCGGGGAAGCAGACAGCCAAGCGGGGCACGAGCACCCTGGGCGATTTCAACGGTAGGCCCGAATCCGTAGCCGGTCACAGTGACACAGGCGGCGCATCGCGGTTCTTCCCCACCTTCCGCTACGAGGCCAAAGCACCCACGAGCGAGCGGCCGGTTGTCAACGGCGTCCAGCATCCGACTGTGAAGCCTCTCTCGCTGATGCGCTGGCTCGTTCGGCTCGTAACGCCGCCGAACGGCGTTGTCCTCGAACCGTTCGCAGGATCGGGCACGACCGCCGAGGCCTGCATCCACGAGCGGGTGCGGTGTATTTCGATCGAGCGCGAGGCCGACTACCTACCGCTGATCGTCAAGCGCATCACCAAGCCAATCGAGCTCGGCTTCGATTTCGGTGGTGCGTCATGTGGCTGATCTTCGTCGCCGCCGCGGTGCTCGCCGTGTACGGGATTGCCTGGGCCGTGCTGCGTGAACCGGACTCAGCGCGTGCCCGTGGCTATCCATGGAATTCCCCCGAAGCTCGAATTCTGAGAGGTGAACTGTGACAAACGCACTGGTGTTCTTGGATACGGAAACGACTGGACTGCATCACGATCGGCGACCGTGGGAGATCGCGCTGATTCGCCGCGAGCCGTCGGGCCGCACGACTGAGCAGCGTGTGTTCGTTGCCGATGTCGATCTGTCGTCGGCCGAGCTCATAGGTTTGAACGTCGGGCACTTCTACGACAGCCACCCTTCGTTCCGGGCAGTCGATCCGATCGCTCTGTCAGATGGAGTCGAGGAGCGCAAGCTGTCGCCGGGGACGTGGTTGGCGACCGAGGCGAAAGCCGCTGTGCTGGTCGAGCGCATGACTCGCGGCGCGACGATCATCGGCGCGGTGCCCAACTTCGATACCGAGTGTCTGGCCGCGATGCTTCGCCGCCACAACCTCTGTGCGGCATGGCATTACCACCTGATCGATGTCGAAGCTGTCGCGCTCGGATACCTACATGCAGCGAGCCCGTACCCCAGTCAACTGTTGGACTTGCCGATCAAGTCGGATGCGCTCTCCGAACTCTGCGGAGTGCAGCCCCCATCTGAAGAGGAGCGACACACTGCGATCGGTGATGCTCGATGGGTTCAGCGGTGGTACGACACGCTGACCGACGGTTCGATCCCAGAGGCATGAGCCGCGCCGAGATCGGTTCGGTCGTGGTGGCATTGGGTCTCGCGACGTCGGCGGTGTTCTTCGTCGCGTTCCGTGTGACGTCGGCGGCCGTGACGGTCGGCGAGGTGTACCTCGAGCGTCGAGGCCGGCCGTGATCCGCCCGTTCCAGGAGCGCGGCATGGAGGGCTGGAAGGTCACCTGCGACTCGTGCGGGAAGGTCGCGCACTTCTACGTCGACACCGCCCGGGCCGCGTTCGAGCTCGCCCGCCAGCACTCGTGGCTCAAGAGCAATAACCGAGATCTCTGCCCCGATCACCCGTCCTGACAAAACCCGAGGAAGCACACCAATGTCGCATTCGGCGAGAGCACCACCCCAGACCGTTAATCGTGTCGCCCCCGTTGTTACCCGTTCTCTGACTAAGGATGTCCGTTGCCGTTCTTCCAGCTGGTCGACGAGTTGTCCAACAACCGCAAAATCAAAGCGTTGTTGGATCCCACACTCGACGGCGACACGTCTGGGTGCACAGCGTTCACCGTGTGGTCTCTGGCGGGAACGACGTGCCAGGCGGCAGGTTCCGACGGGGTGGTCAAACGAGCCGACGTCGCCCGCATTCTGCTCAGCCCGCAGCTGAGCTTGCAGGCGGCCGCGCTGCTCGTCCACGTGGGTTTGTGGCACGCACCGGGGCACGACTGCACCCGGTGCCCTCCGGTCGCGGACGGGACATTCCTGTTCCACGACTGGTTCGACTTGCGATACGACACAGGCGCAGCGGTCCGGCTCAAGCGGCGCAAGGCCGCCGAGCTGAAGGACGCGAAAATTGTTGCGGCTGTGTGGGCGCGGGACTGCATCGATCCCAATGTCCCGGCGAAGCAGATGGCGGCGCAATGCCGGTACTGCGGAACCGTGGTCAAGCGCATGGACAACAAGTCGGGTGTCAAACCGAACCTCGAGCACGTCGACCCTTCGGTGACCAACGGTGCACGCAACATCGTGATCGCGTGCCAGCCCTGCAATTCGAGCAAGGGCAACCGAACACCGAAGGCTGCGGGGATGGAGTTACGTCCAGCTCCCCGCACTGTCGCCGAGCAGCACACCAATGTCGTGGTCTCGCAGCCGCGATCCGATGACGGGTTGGTTTCGTCTCCACGTTCCGATGACGGGTTGTCTTCGCCGGGTAGCTCCCGCGAAGAGGTACTCGCCGGACGCGACGCAGACGAAGCGGTACTCGCCGGACGCGACGACGCAGGGACGCGCAGTGCCGCTCAGGACCGCTCCACACGGCCGCAGGTGGCCGACGCACCCTCCACTGCCGAGCCAGGCTCACCGGGGCAACCCGTCGATGGGACACGGCACGACAGCGGCACTGCGCCGGCCACCACAGGCCGCGTGAGCGACGTACCCGAGGATTCGGATCAAACCCCGCCCGAAACGGCCCAACCGGCCCCTGAGGCGGAACAAACCGGGATCAAACCGGATCAACCCGAGAATCAACTTTCCGACACTGTCCTCGGGCATGTGCGGGCGCACGTGCGCCAGGCAGGGTCAGGGCAGGGTGATGGTTTGGGTAGGGGTCTGGGGGAGGGTCACTCGTCTGGGTCACCCGACCACCATCCATCCGGAGACACCGCTCGTAAACGTGGCCGCCGCAGATCTCGTGGTCGTTCCCGTAGCTCTACGAAACAGGCCAGTCCAGATCAATCTCCTGACCGACCTGTGAATCCATTCCCACCGAGACCGGTCACCACCGCCCACACCCTCGATCCATCGATGGACGCGGGCGCTGCACCCGATGTCGAAGTCCCCGCCAGATTCGGCTCGCCGTGGTTCGGCTGGCGCGGCCCGGCATCGACGGTGACGGAAACCATCTGCGAGACCCACGGTCAGCACGAACCGTGTTCCACCTGCAAGACGAGCGAGGAGTGACCGTGAGCGATTACCCATCCGGCCTGACCCTGCGACCGATCGAGAATTGGCCGGCACCACGAACCAAGCAACCCGGGCCGTCACCTTTCTCCGCTCCCTGGCGATCGACCCTGCAGCTCCTCGACCGCGAGCTCCGGGCGATCGGCACAGGCAACCGACCAGCGACAGCCGTGCTGCAGATCGCCATGCGCGAGCAGGACTTTCGACTCGACGGACTACCGAGGGCCAACGCGGTTCCGACGCATCCGGGTGTGATCCTCTCGATCGAGTCGAGCAAAGGCCCGCTGTCGTTCCCGTGCGATCGATTCACTCACTGGCAGGACAACCTGCGGGCGATCGCGCTGTCGTTGGAAGCGCTGCGCAAGCTCGACCGATTCGGCACGACCCCGAACGCTCAGCAGTACACCGGATTCCGCGCGATCGGATCGGCCAGCTCGACACCCACAGAGGAGTCGACCGCTCAGGCATTGCGTGCCCTCGAACTGATCGCGTTCCCGGACACCGACGGCGTCGAGCCGTCCGGCATCGCCTCGTCCGACCGGATCAAGCGACTGGCGAAGGCGAACACCCATCCGGATCGAACCGGCGGCGACAGCGACGCGTTCCAACGCGTGCAGGACCTGATCAAGATCCTCGGCTGGGATGAGGGCCGCGCATGAGCATCGACGTCGCCGCAACCACCTGCGTGTGCTCCCTCCCGCACAAGCGCACCCCCGACAAGGGCGAGCCGTTCACCGCGGCCGACGGCAAGACCGGCGTCGGCGACGGGATGACCGCGGTGTGGGAACGAGCAGTCGACGGCGGCCGCGCGGTCACCGCATCCCACGACGGCTCGACTCTCTGCCGTGGGCACCTCACCCGATTGCAGGATCTCATCGCATCGACGCCCCGCACGGTGGAGTGGATGCGCGAGCAGATCGAGCCGTCGAACACCGCTCCGGATCGCAGTGCCGGATACACGAAGCCATCGAAGAAGGAACCACCACTACCGATCTCGGCGGCCGCAGTCGACGCCGCCGACGAGGAGCTCGTGTTCCTGTGCGAGTGGGCGGATCAGGTCTCGGCGGATCGCGGGGAGATGGGCCCGGACTTGGCCGGCGCACGCACCACGTGGCGGTCAACGTACCGCCCGGTCGCGCCGCTGCAGCAGGAGCGCCGCGTCGTCGGTTTCCGAGCCATCGAACCGATCATCGTGAACCGCACCGTCAACTCGGTCACGAAGTACCTGCTCGATCGGCTCGACTGGATCGCCGAGCAGGAGTGGGCGGGGCAGATGATGACCGAGCTCGGACAGAACCGCCGATCGCACACCAACCGGTGGCCCCTCGGCGACACATCGCGCCGCGCCAGGGGATTCCGGTGCATGGACTGCAACCGCGAATCCATCGTCGTACACCCACCGGCGCACGCGCCGATGTACGAGGAGATCCCGGTACTGCGGGAGCCACCCGAGCACTACCCGCCCGGCGGCATCGGTCCGCGGATGGAACCGGCCCCGTTCCCGCGACTCGACGGGTACGGGCATCCGCTCCTCGACGACGCCGGCCAACCGGTGCTGCACGTCATCCGGCGGGAGCTGTACGCGCACCCGATGCTGGTTGCCTGCTCGGACCTCCGCTGCGGCGGCCGGGTCGACGAAGTGTATTGGAACTGGGCCAGTCTCGTCGCCGAGTCCGGCGCAGACATCCGAGACAAAGACATCCGAAGCCGAGCTATGGGCACCACGTCCGGAGCGAGCATCTACGAAGGGAACGGCTGGACATGAGCCAAGTCATCATAGGAGGAACGATCGTCCTGTGGGCCGCGCCGCGGTGGCGTCGAGCGCTCTACCGGATCGGCCTCAAACGGCATCATCGCTGGTTGGGTGATGTCGGTCGAAGTTCGCGAATCACGGCAGCTAGTAACGACATCGTTGAGCTTGCGCGCGAGTGGTCGGAATACCGCAGGGAATACGGGACGACATTCCGCAACGTGGCGGAAATCGCGGCTGCACTGCGAGAACGCGACAACACCATCGCGAAGGTGCGGGAACTTCACGTCCGCAGCCAGGACGGCAGCTGGACCTGCGACGACTGGAACTGCGAGAAATGCACTCTCGGCGCTGGCCATTCCGGTCCGGTCTGCGATACCTGCTCGTTCTCGACCGATGACGACATCGTTCCATCTGTCGTGTTCTGGCCGTGCCCGACGGTGCAGATCATCGACAACCTGCCCGCGCCGGGACTCCGCACCAATGACGAGGGGCACACCCATGGCTGACGATAAGTCGAAGCCGCCGGTCACTAAGTACAAGCTGACAGTGCAGGTGTACGGCAACAGTCACGAGGAGATCGAGAACGAGCTCAGCTACCTTCTTCACGGCGGCTACCTGCTCGACTCGCAGTACTACAAGCGCGACGAGTTCACGGTGTTCGGTGGCCGTCGCACCGCAAAGTTGGAGCACACCAATCCTGATCAGACCCCGGAGGCATACCGAGAACAGCTGCGCGAGTGGTCGCTTCGTCGTCGTTCTGCCGCGCAGGGCGAGAAGTCGTGAGCATTGAACGAGCAGTGAGCCCCACAGAACCAGGACTCTTCTCGCCACCGGTTCGCAGCGCTGCGTCGGTGTCGCACGACGGAAAGTATCGATACACCCTTCGTCGTGTTTGGGGCGACGGTCTCTGGCTCACCTTTGTGATGCTGAATCCGTCAACTGCTGATGCGTCGCAGGATGACCCGACTATCCGTCGCTGCTGCGGGTTCGCTCGCACGCTTGGGTACGACGGCATCCACGTCGTAAATCTGTACGCGTACCGGGCGACCAAACCACAGGAGCTGTGGACCGTCGACGATCCCGTCGGTCCCGAGAATGACACCGCGGTGCGTGTCGCCCTTAGTCGGCCAGGCCTGGTAATTGCGGCGTGGGGTGCCAATGCTCGGCCCGATCGCGTCCGCGACGTCGCCGCAATGCCAGGTGCGAACCGACTGTCTTGTCTCGGAGTGACGAAGGACGGAGCGCCAAGGCACCCACTGTATCTTCGCGCCGATTGCGAGCCTGTGCAGTTCACGCCGAAACACATAGCCGAATGACCGAAGTGGATCCGCTGGATGTGGACTCGGATCGGTACGTGACGCTGGCTGAAGCTGTGCGGAGGACTCGACGATCTCGCCCGACGATCCTGCGATGGGTGAAGGCCGGCACGGTGCGCACGATCGAGCGTCAGGGCGTTCGGGGGTTCCATCTCGCCGACCTTGTCGACGCTGAGGCAGCGGCACATTACAACGCGGCTCGGACACGAAAACGGTAGAAGCGCTGTGACCAGCGTGTGGACATGTGGTGGTGTACTCTTCGCGTAAGCGATCGGTGACTCCACGTCCCGGTCGCTTTGTCGTTCCCCGACTCGGCGGCCCAACTCCCCTGATTGCCTTGCTCGGAAGGAACAAACAATGACGGTAGTAGCAGCGCTCGCGTACGCAGACCGCGTGGTGATGGCAGCCGATCGCCTCACCAACTACGGCGGCACCGGCGTGTATATGTCGGACAACAAGATCCGCAGGATCGCCACCGGAATCACGGGGGAGCACGTCCTGTTTGCAGCCAGCGGTCACGGCGCGATGCTGGCGGTGATCGGCAGGAACCTGAAGATCGAATCCATGCCGATCGATTCAGAGGACGAGGACGACGTTCAGGACTGGGCCGACGCGATCGCAAACGCAATCACCGAACTCATGGCCGAACAGACACCACCCATCCTGCACAGCAACGACGGCGACGAGACCACGCTCAACGGCGCGTTGCTACTCGGATGGCGCGGCCATCTGTTCTACGTGTTCACACACCATGCCGTACGTGTACACGACGGGATAGCAGCGCTCGGGTCCGGCGCTGACGTCGCGCTCGGTGCACTGCATGCCAGCACTGCGCTCGAAGCCGATGCGCTCGAAGCCGTCGATCTCGCAGTTCGCCTTGCCTGTCAACTGATGGATGGTTGCGGCATCGACGACCGCGGACCGTACGTCGACGTACTGGTCAATGGTCAGGGTGACCCACCACATGATCCGTCACTGGTGCCGCACTCATCCGTCGCCTGATGGCACGTGCATCCAAGCGTGTGTGCTCGGTGCCCGGGTGTCCGTCGATACAGGCTGGCCCACTGTGCACGGTGCATGCGAGGGAGCGGGAACGCTACCAACGTGCAACGGTGCCTACCAAGGTCACGCGTGATCGAGCTGAACAAGAGCGTCGAGCGCAGGCTGTCGCGGATTGGGTTGCCGAGCATGGCTATTGGTGCCCTGGTGTTCGCCGGCCAGGCCATCGATCGCGCGACCTGACTGCGGCGCACGATCCACCGATCGCGCTCGGTGGTGACCCGCATGGACCGCTGAAGGTGCACTGTCGGAGCTGCAACAGCAGGCAGGCTGCACGCTTCTGACCAGCGGAAACGAAACTGGTTCGCGTAGGTAATCAATGCTCTGACCTGCGGCGATGCACCCCAGGGGGGTGCCCCTAAGCCCCCCTCCTCGAGGTTCGCCGTGGGGGAGGGCTCTCCGAGGTGCGGAGGGTTCAAGAAGTCCCGGAAAAACAAAACAGGGAGGCTGCTGCCGATGCTCAATCCGAATCGCCAGCCAACTGACGCGGAGTATCTGCGGATGGTTGAGAGGTGGATGAATCCAGGCTTGGAGTTCAGTCAGGAGAAGGCCGCCGAGAAGGAGCGCATCGCTCGACTGTTCGGCGGCACCACATCAGGTCTCGCATAACCAAGGAAGGAAAACATCGACATGCCAGCGCAGACGTTCCGTAAGAAGCCAGTCGAGATCGAAGCAATGCACTTCCGGAGCGATCTGACCCCCGGAGAAGCGCACGAAATTTATTCCTGGGTTGAACGAAATACGCTCGGATCGTTCGACGTGAACGAATTTCTGGACAACGCCAGCGACGACGCTGATAGTCCGCGGTATCCAGAGAGCGGCGTGAGCATCGACGCCAAGGACGGGCGCATGGTGATCGCGACTCTGGAAGGGCTTCACTGGGTCAACCTCGACGACTGGGTGATTCGCGGCATCAAGGGTGAGTTCTACCCCTGCAAGCCCGACATCTTTGCATCCAGCTACGACCCGGTATCCAGTGTCGATCTCTGATCGAATGCACAACCTGGTCGCGGCGGTCATCCGCAAGCTCGCTCACCGTATGGGTTGGTTCTGATCGTTTCTCCCGCGGCGCACTGCTGCGGTGTCTGTTCGGCGCACTGCCGAACGTAGGAGTTGGTGGCGATGACGAATCATGGAGGTGCACGCAGCAGGTCCGGTCCGAAGCCGTCGATGTACTCGGCGCGTTCCGATGCACGCGATCTGAAGGCCACTCGTCTGCCGGTCGAGGGCTACAGCGACGACTTCCCTCCGCTGTCGGAGTTCCTGCCCGATGCGTCCGAACGCGAGGGCATTGTGTGGGCCGAGGCCTGGACGACTCCGCAGGCAGCGCAATGGATTCGCGAACCGTATCGGTTCCGGACGATCGCGATGTGGGTTCGCTGGACCGTGAAGATGGAGGACCCGGAAGCGCCGGCCGCTGTCGCGTCCGCCGCGCTGCGTCTCGCTGACCAGATCGGTCTGACGCCGTCGGGTCTGAAGGAGAACGGTTGGGTGATCGTGCCCAAGGACCAGATCGTGCCGGAGTCGCCGGCCGCGAAGCAGCGCACGGCGGGCCGGGTCATCGAACGTACGACTGGAACCGGTCGCCGGTTGCGTGGTGTAGCTCGGTCCGATGGCAGCGACTGAGTCGTACGCCGTCGACTTTCCCACCCTCGCTGACGTTCTCGACCCCTGGTATCAGGCGCACTGCTCGATCCCCGACGGATTCAACGTCGGGGATCCGTTCGTTATGGCCGACTGGCAGTTCTGGTGCACCGCGAACCACTACCGGGTGAAGAAGTCCGCTCGGTGGCAACCGCGGAAGCCGATGCTGAACCAGGCGTTCACGTATCGACGCTCGCAGATCGTAGGGCCGCAGAAATCGGGTAAAGGTCCGTGGTCGGCGGCGGTCATCGCGGGCGAGGCCGTGGGGCCGACGTTGTTCGCGGGGTGGGCCGAGGACGGCGACGGGTACGCGTGCTCGGATTTCGGCTGTGGCTGCGGATTCGAGCATGCCTACAACCCGGGCGAGCCGATGGGTATGCCGTGGCCCACGCCGATCATTCAGCTGACCGCCACGTCGGAGGATCAGGTCGACAACGTCTACGGACCGTTGACGACGATGATCGAGAACGGTCCGCTGTCGGAGCTGATGGGCATCCGGGAGAACTTCATCCGGTTGCCGGGCAATGCCCGCGACTCGATGGTCGAGAAGGTCACCTCGAATGCCCTGTCCCGCATCGGAAAGCGCGTCTCGTTCGTGCTCAACGACGAGACCGGGCTGTACACGAAGGAGAACAAGCTCGTCGACGTCGCGGACGCGCAACGTCGCGGTGCAGCAGGTATGCAGGGCCGCACGATGGAAACCACGAACTGCTGGAATCCAGCGCAGCACTCGTACGCGCAGCGGACCTACGAGTCGCGCATGAAAGACGTATTCAAGTTTTACCGAATGCCGCCGAACGGGTTGCGTTGGGAGAACAGGAAAGAACGTCGCGAACTGCTGCGCTTCGTGTACGCGGGCTGCCCGTGGATCTCGATCGACTCCATCGACGCCGAGGCCGAGGAAATCTCGGAGACCGATCCACCGAAAGCGGAGCGCTGGTTCGGCAATCGCCTCGTTCAGGGTGTGGGTGCCTGGATGGATCAGGATGTCTGGGACGGTGCGTATGCGAGGGCCTGAGCGACTGTGGTTGCCCAATCCCAAGGCGGGCACTCAGATCTGCGTTGGGTTCGATGGTTCGGAGTCCAACGACTGGACGGCTATCCGGGCGCAGACGAAGGAGGGCTACTCGTTCACGCCCCGATACGGCGACGAACGGGCCTTGCGGCCGACGATCTGGAATCCGGCAGAGTACGGAGGCCAGATCCCGCGCGATCAGCTCGAGGTGGCCGTCGAGCACATCTTCGACCGCTGGGATGTCGTCCGGATGTACTGCGACCCGGAGGGCTACTACTCCGAGATCGGTTCCTGGTCGGTGACATATGGTGCCGACAAGGTTTTCGAGTGGCAGACGAACCGTCCACGTCAGATGCACGAGGCGTTGCTCCGATGCGAGACCGATCTGCGGAGTAAGCGAATGACGCACGACGGGTGCCCGATCACGACCCGTCATGTCCTGAACGCCCGCAACGTGCCGATGCCATCTCAACGGCACGGCATCCGTAAGCCAGTAGGCGAACACCACCGCAAGATCGACGCCGCAGTAGCCACGGTCCTCGCCAATGAGGCCACCGCGGACGCTCTGGTCGCAGGATGGCCGGATCCGGTCGACCAACGAGTGTTCTTTCGCCGACACTGACAATCGAAGGAGGGGTTGTGACAGCACCGATTCTGCGGACGACCCTGTCTCCCGACCACCGAGACTTGATCGGCAAGATGAACGCCAACCTGTCTCGGCTGCAGCCGAAGGACCGGCTGCACGATCTGTACTTCGAGGGCGATCAGCGAGTCAAGCAGCTCGGTGTCGCTGTGCCACCAGAATTGCGCATGTTCGAGACCATCGCGAACTGGCCGCGGATGTACGTCGAGGAGATCGCTCGGCGGCAGCGAATCAAGTCGTTGATTCGTCGGGACTCGAAGGCTGCCGCCGTGATCGACGAGGAAGGCAACGAAGAATCGCCGAGGGTGTCCCGTAAGGACGTCGCCTTGCAGGAGAGCTTCGACGTCAACAACCTGGCATCGGAGATCCGGCTCCTGAACAAGGAAACGATGATCTACGGCCGGTGCTACATGACGGTCGGCACCAACGAAGACGACCCGGACCACCCTCTGATCTCGGTCGAGTCTCCGCTGCAGATGTCCTGCCTCATCGATCAGCGGCGACGGCGGATGTCGGCGGCGTTCCGCCAGTTCCGTACCGATGATGGTGACCGAGTCGGAACACTGTTTCTGCCCGATCGGACCATTCAGGTGATCGCCGGGCCGCGCGGGTGGCAGTACGACGAGGTGGGCGGCGACGCCGAGAACGAGGACGACACCGAGGCTGTCGACGAGCACGAGCTCGGTGTCATCCCGGTGGTGCTGTTCCTGAACCGCCGTCGTCTGGGTAAGTGGACCGGAACGACGGAGATGAAGGACATCATGGGCCTGACCGACGCGTGTGCGCGATCGTTGGCGAACATGCAGGTCGCGCAGGAAACCCACGGCACGCCTGGAAAGTGGCTGCTCGGTGCGACCAAGGGCGACTTCGTAGACGAGGACGGAACGCCGATCCCGGTGTGGGAGTCGTATTTCACGGCGATGGCTGCGACAGCGAAGGGCCCGCGCGATGCAATGTTCGGGCAATTCAATGCCTCGGATCTGCGAAACTTCCACGACACGGTCAAGCTCTACGCAGGCCTCGGCTCGTCGGTGACAGGCCTGCCGATGCGGTACTTCGGTCAGAACACGGCCAATCCCGCTGCAGAGGGTGCTATTCGGGCCGACGAGTCACGCATCAACGGCAACGCCGACGAGAAGAACGAGAGCCAAGGAACCGGCATCGGCTGGGCGATGGCGCTCGAAGAGCGCTTCCGAACCGGCGAGTGGCCGGACAAGGGCACCGCGATCAAGGTCGAGTGGATCGATCCCGGTACCTCCACGAAAGCCGAAGAAGCGGACCACATTCAGAAGCTCAACGGTGGCACTCCGGTGTACTCGCGCGAGGGCTCGTGGGACGAGCTCGGTTGGGATGAGGCACGGAAGAACCGTGAGCGTCGCTATTTCGCGGCCGAAAGCGATCCCGTTCTCGATCGTCTCAATCGCCAGTTGACCGAGGTACCCAAACGCACCCCGGGAGACATCGATGATTCCGGAACCGGCAGCTGACAGTTACATTCGCCAGCAGGGCATCCAGAACGACGTCATCGAAGCTGCGACAGAGATATGGGGCCGCCGGCCACCACGGGACTTCGATGCGTGGTTCGCCAGCAATGTCGACCGCCTCGTTTCTGTCGTCGCTGCTGGGCAGCTGGCCTCGGCCGTTGGCACCGACGAGTACGTCGCGGACACCCTCGACGCACTCGACACCGTCGTCGAACCGCTCGCGCAGGTCGATCCGGAGGGGCTGATCGGAATCGCATCCGACGGCCGCGCTCTGGACACGCTGATGTACTCGCCGATCATCACCGCGAAGGGCGAGATCAAGAAGGCGGTCGACCGCGGCCTCCCGATCGGCCCCGACGTGCTGTCGGCTGCGTGGGAGACAGGGCTGCGAATGACGCAGCTCCGGGCGCAGACGCAGGTGGCCGACGTCAACCGCGTCGCGACCGGGCTGAGTGTGACCGTGCGCCCGGACGTGGGGTACGTGCGGATGCTCAATCCACCGTCGTGCTCGCGGTGTGCGGTGCTGGCTGGCCGGTTCTACCGGTTCAGCAGCGGCTTTCTTCGGCACCCGTTCTGCGATTGTCGGCACATCGCGTCGACGGAGGACATCGCCGAAGGCCTTCGCACCGACCCGATGGACTACTTCGCCTCGCTCGATCCGCGGATGCAGGACAAGATCTTCACTCTCGCAGGAGCACAAGCCATTCGCGAGGGTGCGGACATCGGGCAGGTCGTCAACGCGCGCCGCGGTGCACACGGACTCGCTACCGCGGGTCGACTGACTCGGCGTGATGTCTACGGGCAGAGCTTGTTCACCACGACCGAGGGCGTCACCAAGCGTGGAGTCGCGGGCAAGCTCATCCGACGACGCGGCCGGACTCCGGAGACGACACCTCGGCTGATGCCGGAAGACATCTACGAACTGTCCGGTGGAGATCGCGACGAGGCGCTGCGCCTGCTGCGGTTGAACGGATACGTCCTCGACCGGTCGGGTCCTCGTTCGGGCATCGGCTCACGAACCGGCCTGGTGCCGGATCTCGACGCGATGGTCAAGCCGCCGCGGCCGGTGAAGCCGCCTATGGTCGATCTCGATGCAGTGGCCGACTGGCTCGCAGCGGAGGACAAGTACAAGGCCGACGTCAAGAAGTGGCTCGCGGCCGAGAAGAAGTACGCCTCCGACGTGAAGAGGTGGCTGGCAGCGGAGAAGAAGTTCAACGCTTCGCGGATCCTGTCGCCCGCTACGCGCGACCTCGTCGCCACTGCCAAGGCGTCGTTGCCGGTGGATCGGGCCGGTTGGCTCGACACCACGATCAAGTACCCGACGGACCGGAACGGCGCGAAGCTGGTCCCCGAAAAGCTGCAGCGGCACCTCGACTCGACGTTGTCCGTCGGTCGCGCCGTCCGTGCCGACGCAATCGCACGCATTGCGAAGGATACGCAGGTAAAGAAACTGCTGGCTGAGGAAAAGGAGCTCGTCGCCAGCGGCGGTGCCTTCACTCCGCGTCGTAATGAAATCCTCAAGCTCGTGGCCAAGCGGGAACAACAGATTATCCTCGACACACTGCGGGAGATTCGCCAGGTCGGTGGCGTGAAGCAGCCCGCAGTCGTTGCCGATTTCGGGGTCTCGAGTGCTACACCTGGCACTGCGGAAGGCCTTGCATCGCTCCGTCGAGCAGAGTCGATCTTTCCCGCCGATTGGTTGCGGACTGCATCTGCCGGCCGATTGGACATCGGCAAGGCGGATCGGGCCTTCTATTCGGCCAATTACGACTACATCGCTGCTGATGCAACGGACGTGAAGCCGAACTACCGTGGAGGTTTCGATTCTTATCCCGACGAGGTGATGGCGCACGAACTCGGTCACCGCATGGAATCGAAGATCGACGGCATCACTCAGTTGGAGTTCGCCCTGCTTCGCTCTCGGTCCACGAAGAATGGTGTCCTCGAACCGCTCAGCCGCGTGTACCCCAAGGACGCGGAACTTGCGGACGAGGTTGGCTATGAGGACCAGTGGAAGAATCGGTACGCGGGCAAGTCGTACGCCGACGATTCCACGATGGCCGACCCGGCACGTCGTCCCGCAGAAGTGTTCCAGGTAGGTTTGCAGGACACATTCGGCCGCAGTGACATCAATGGCGAGTTCGACAAGTCCAGTCAGCTACAGGAATTCGTGATCGGGGTGATGGCGCTTCTATGACCTGGAAAGTGATATCCCAGACAGATCCGGAACGGTGGCTCGAATCCACCGGCGGTATCGACTTCGCCGCTGACGCCGAGACCACCTACGAGCTCGGCGATCTCGGCCGGTTCGTGTACCCGCTGACTCCGGTCGGGCCAGGGGTACACGGAGTGCGGACGCCGTCCGAACTGTTCGGTGCCGCGTGGTTCCTCATACCGTCGCCGCAAGTGGCCGGCGACCATCCGCCGTACCCGGACATCCCCAACGATCCCGACGTCATCTACTGACTGAGTCTGCAAGGCCCCGAACGCAACTGCGGTCGGGGCCTTTCTCATGCCCGTGTCACGCACGGGCTTTTCTTGCCTGACCCGCACTGGGGCAGGTCTCACGCTGCCCGCACGGGGCGCACCACTAGGAGAAACCGCTCATGCGCAGAACCATCCTGTCCGACGAAATGTTCGCCTCGCTCCTCACACGTGACCGCCAGCCGGTCGTGTGGTCGGTGCAGCCGTTGCAGCAGCAGATGGACAGAGACGATCCTGACGACAAGGACGATCCTGACGACTCCGGCGATCCGGACGACGACAAGGACGACCCCGACGACGACAAAGATGACGTCGACGACAAGGACGATCCGGACGACGACAAGGACGATCCGGACGACAAGAAGTTGGGTCCGAAGGGTGAACGCGCTCTCGCTGCAATGAAGGAGAAGCTGCGCACCGAGCGGGCACGTCGACGTGCGGCCGAAGCGAAAAACTCTACTGCGGCAGTGGACGACAAGGCGAAAGAGGCGGAGCGGGACATTCTCGCGAAAGCCAACTCGCGGATTCTGCGTTCGGAGGTGCGGGCCGCTGCGGCGGGCAAGCTCACCGACCCTGCCGACGCAATCAAGTTTCTCGACCTCGATCAGTTCGATGTCGGTGAAGACGGCGATGTGGACCAGGACGAGATCGAGGATGCGATCGAGGAACTGGTCAGGCGGAAGCCGTATTTGGCCGCGCAAAGCGGCGAACAGAAGAAGAGGCGGACACCCAAGGGTGACCGCAGGCAGGGCGGTGGTGGTCGCGACGCGGCCGGCACGGTCTCTGCCGGCCGCTCGCTGTACGAGGCCAAGAAGAAGAAAACCACCTAATCGAACTGACCTCTGAAGGAGGGACATTCACATGGATCTCACCGTCAAGCGCGAAGATTTCGGCCAGGACGATCGGTCGTGGCTCGCCACTGCACACGGCACCGAGACCGCGCGTCCGATCAACATCGACGTCGCATCGTTCGCCGGCAAGTACACGGATGGCTGGCTCAAGTCCGGGTATCCGTTGAAGAAGATCGGATCTCGCTACGGCCTCCGGGTCGACGGCGACGCCGACCCGATCGAGGGCCATCTGTACACCGCAGTAAAAATTCCCGCCGGAGCGACCGTGGTCGCCGGCGCTTTGTACTGGCATGGCGCGGTTCTCACCGCGAAGCTGCCGCAGTCCGTCAACGCCGCGGGGCAGGCAACTGCTCGCGACATCCGATACTTCTAGGAAGGGGCTGAACAGCAATGGTGGCTCTGGTACTCAACAGCGACTACATTTCTCCCGCCGAACTGTCCGGCTACGTCCGAGAGGCGTTGAAGGATCGCCCGATCAACGATTTGGCGCTCATCGACGACTTGCTCCCGGACACCCTGATCGACGACGTCGACTTCCGGGCGAACATCACTCAGCTCGGTCTCCGCCGTGCCGCGAAGTTCCGCACGTTCGATACCGAGGCTCCGCAGTCCGCGCGCAAGGGCGTGGCGCGGATCTCCGGCGAGCTGCCTCCGATCTCGGAGAAGCGCATTCTCGGTGAGTACGACCGACTGCGACTGCGTAAGGCGGACAACGCGATCCTCGACATCATCCTCAATGACGGTGTCGAACTCGCAGAAGCGCTCAAGACCCGCATGATCATGGCCAAGGCGCAGGCCGTGGTGACCAGCAAGGTCTCGCTCGCGCAGGACGGCCTCGAAGTCGAAGCCGACTTCCAGCGTTCGGCGGCTCACTCGGTTACCGCGGCGACCTTGTGGTCCGGTGCAGCCGATCCCATTCTCGATCAGGAGTCGTGGTTCAGCGTCTTCCGAATCCTGAACTCGGGCAACCCGGCTCGCGCGATCACCTCGCAGCGCGTGATGTCGACCCTCATGCGCAACCCGGCCATCAAGGCGATGTGCCTCGCTCCCGGTGCAACGCAGGGCATCGTCACCCGCGAGCAGGTGAACTCCCTGTTCACCTCCTTCGGTCATCCGCCGTTCGAGATCTTCGACGCTCAGGTCGAGGACTACAACGGCAACACCGTTCGGCTGATCCCGGACGACCGCATCCTGTACATCGCCTCCAATGGTGCCAAGCTCGGCGAAACCCTGTGGGGCGTCACAGCCGAGGCGATCGAGTCCGACTACAACATCGACGCCACCGAAGCACCGGGTGTCGTCGTCGGCTCCTACATCAACCCCGATCCGGTGCAGCGGTGGACCAAGGCGTCGGGCATCGGTCTTCCGATCCTCGGCAACTCCAACGCGACGATGATTGCGAAGGTGCTCTGATGGCGAATCTCACGACGGTCGTGCATGTTCCGGACGAAGACGGGACGTACCACATCTTCAACCCCGGCGACGAAGTGCCGGACTGGGCGGTCAAGGCAATCACCAATCCGACGGTGTGGGACGAGCCGCCGGTGATTGCCGCAAAGGCCGCGACCGCGAAGAAGACCGCGGCGAAGAAGGCGGCACCGCGCAAGGCAACGGCCACTCCGGCGGCTGCCGATGCCGGGACAGGATCCGACTCCACCGGTGGGGACACCAACGGAGACGCTGACAACGCGGACGGCGACAGCAGCGGCGACGCCTCGGATTCGTCGGGTGACGGCGACAACGGCGACTCGGCCGCGGCCGACTCGTCAGCGTCCATCGGGGACTGACCGATGGCGTCGACGGAGCCGTTGATCACCGTCGACCACATTCGTGACGCCAGCCAGGAGAGCTTTCCCGAGGACGCGAACTCGCCGGAGCTGAAGCAACTTCAGTTCCTCATACGGTTCGCGTCCGGGAAGGCTCGCAACGATGTGCGCCGCACGTCTGGGCTGGACCTCGATCATGGTCTCGCGGAGGGCTTGCTCGACCGAGACGTGATGATCGGTGTGATGTCGGTAGCGGTCATCCGCGCACTGACGAACTTCCGGCGAGGCCTCGGCGTGAAGTCGATGCAGTTCCCGGAGGAGACGACCGAGTTCGATCTCGCTCCGGACGCGTCGTCGCTGGTGTATTTCACGCCGAGTGAAATCGCCGACCTCACACCGCTGCCCGCCAAGGGCGGTCTCGAATCGTCGTCGTTCTCGATCTCGCCGTCGTACGCACCGGATCGTCGACCGCAGCACTTCCGCAGGGACTTCCTCACATGAGGCGGTACCCACAGAACTGGTCGGTGCTGCGCGAGAACCCTCCGGTCTACGACGAGTCGACGGGAAACAGGATTCCGGTGCCGCCCACGGCAGTTCCGGTCACCGGCCTGTTGTCGCTGCGTTTCCTCGAAACGAAGCAGGAGCAGCATCCCGGAGACCTGACAACCAGTCAGATGGTGCTGCAGCTCAACGCTCCGGTACCCGGCGGATTGAACGGCAGGGACCGACTCCGCTTCGACGGTGATACCCGCACAGACGGAACGGACGCGACCGACATCGTCGAGGTCGGCCAAGTCGTCTACATACGTGGCCGGCCGAAGGAGCGACGGTCGGCCGCCGGCGGCCCGGTGCAGTACGTGGTTGCGATCGTCGACCACGGATCGGATATGGCCTCGAACCCAGAGTTGACCCCGTAACCGAAAGTGAGTGATCCGCAATGGATCAGCCCGAAGTTCAGCAGCCGAAGCCGAAACCGCCGTACCCGAACACGGCACACTTCGTGGTGGTGCAGTTGGCCAAGGACCTCGACGGAATGGCATTCGGCGCTGCCGACTGGCATTTCAATTTCCGCACCGACCCGAACTACTACGGCGCGATCGCGCAAGCAGTGCTCAACGCACAGGCCGGGTGGTTCCTCGACATGCGAACCCGCGAATGGGTTCTGCGTGAAGACCTGTCCGAAGAACAGAAGGCGATGACCTGACCCGTATTGGTCCGGTCTGCCCCCGCACTACGAAGGAGATCCGCCACCATGGCCGACACCGACAACACCCAGCCCTCCGCCCAACCGATCGAAGAGTGGACCGACTCCGAGGGTCGCAAGCACTTCGCGGGACGCGGCACGTTCGCGCATCAGGCCCGCGAAGCCGAGGAGGCGCTCGCCGCCGAGCGAAAGACGGAGAGCGCAGAACCGTCCGACGACGACCAGAGCGCCACCGAAGTCGCTGCACCACCCGTTGACGTCAAGACCGCCGGTGACGTAGCCGCGGCACCGGCCGAGCTGACCTCGACGCCCGGCGGTCGACCTGCCGGACCGCCCAAGGCCGCGCCCAAGTCGTCCTGATGTCGGCTCGCCTGACCGTCTTTCCGGGGCAGGTGCGCGAGCAGGTCACCGCGACGACGATCGAGGGTCGTATCGCAATCGCGACCGAGATCGTCAACGAGGCGCGTGAGGTTGCACCCGTGGACACCGGCTACTTCGAGTCGGAGTTCCTGGTGGAGTACGAGGGTCAGCGGGTGTTCGCGGTGAATTCGGCCGACGACGCCAGCTATATCGAGTACGGCACTCTCGATACTCCGCCGGCGGCGGTGATGACCGATGCGGCGCGCTCGCACGGTAAGTACTCGGGTTGGACGCCGCGATGACGCCGAAGATACGGATTCCGTTCGCGCCCGGCGCGGTTCGTG